CACAATGTCTCCAAATTCCAACAACACCCAACTGGGGCCACACACAACACTAAAACCGACCTGCGGGTCCCGCCTTGCCCGCAGAAAACGAAAGAAAAATAAATCGAAAGGCGGAAACAAAAATTGTTTGACAGCGTCCCTATTAAGAGGAGACAGAAAAGCATGGCGCAAGTGTTTCAATTCTCACAAACGCCTTACCACCATAAAGAATGGCTGGATAGAGCTTATGTTAAACGACAAGAATTTAATCAAAATTCCTGGTAAATTACCTAAACCACTCAAACCCAAACAAAATTTCTTGAGATTTGGAGTGAACACTAAAAATTTGAGCTGCAGCATGTTTGAGGTCAACAAGTCAGAACCAGCTGACGACTGGAGAGAGCAGGAGGGGATGGGCTTATCAGCATTTGCATATGATAGCTGGTGTCCCGATTTAACCACAGCCGTAGACTTGACCCGAATTAAACAAAAGTTATTGGCTTGGAGAGATGGCACACTGGCTGACAAAGCCAAGGACTTTTGGAAACGGGATCAATTGTACGCACAATTGGCTAAGGCTGGTGTCTCCCCCACCACTCAGTACGCAGCCTATTATGGAGCAGAGATCGACTTTCACCCTGAGGGAAAGAGGATAGTCAACAACCAAATAACACAAGTGATGGCTGAAATACAAGCTGAAATGAGTGCTTTGATGGAAGAGATGAATCAAGGTGGGGCTGCACCCGACCAAACAACTATTAAAGGTTTAGCTTTCACCCCAATGACAAAACCATCTAATAGAGACATAAACCATGCCACAGCCAACCTTTTTAGTGCATTCACCGATTTGGCAATGCATACTGCTGTATCCAACCACGATGCTAAAAAGGCTGCCAAGTCAGAACCACAACACAAAGAAAACAAACACGGGCACGTGTTTGCTTGCGGTTGCACCGCACCCACATACGGGGTTGTGACAATGAAATCCACGTCAACATGTAAGTGTGTCAATGGAACCTTTGAATGCCAATATCAATCACCAGATTGTCCACATCACAACAAGAGACAGGATTTCTGGAACTTAAACAGGGTGCCAAAAGCCATCTCAGATGCATGGGATGAATGCCAAGGTATGATGATAGATGAGGAGATCCGATCATTTGCTCGCTTCAATGGTCAAGGTATACTTGGACGCGCAGTGCAATTATTGCGAATGGTGGATGAGGGTTTTGGGAGCAGTGCTAGAGTTCAACACCATGTAGAGATGGGCGGAGAACCAGATGAAGAATTTGACAATGTGGCAGAATACTCCCCTGACCCATGCCAATGCATGACTTGTGGCATGCCCAGCGACTTGGTGGAAAATGAAGACTTAACATGTGAATACTGTGGAGCTGACCTGCAACTCCACATAAAACGAGAGAGTTTCGCAGAGTACGAAGAAGCTTGGGCAAATTTGTTAGTATCAGCCCACATAGGGGCGCAATTGGAGGAGCTAGGCGTGATGGGATTCTTAGACGCATTTGATGAGAATAGGGACAAAACATACAGGGACAGACAGATTGCGGAAGATGTCAGGACTCTGAGAAGTTACTTCTCCCGCAATTCATACTCAATACTCAAAGCCCCCAGCAATGGGAAACAAGACATACTAAATGATATTTGCCCAAATGCCCTTCTTAAAAAGACCACCATGTGGAGTAGCCAGCAGCCAAATGTCGACTCTTTGAGATTGGGTATGCTGGGATTCATCAAACAGTTTCTAGGGGAAAGCGTGTCAATAGTGTATAGCAAGTCTTTGAGGCAAGTAATGGATATGAATGCTGGGAACTTAGCATTTGAGCTGATTCCAGGCATGGAGGTGCAAGGATTGTGTTGCATGCTGATAGATCCAGTAGACTGTGTCAGCACAGATCAAATATCTGAATTTGCAACGAACAACAAAATGTCATGGGTCATAAGCGCACAATTCCACAAGGAACACAGTACAGGCTTGTCCAAACTCACTCCAGAAATCATTAAAGGAGAAATCTGCCTGGAGCAATTCGGAAATTCAGTGATGATAACTAGCAATGCCAGCAATTTAGTCACTTCCAAGCCAAATGAGGCATTCACTAGAGCCAAAGAAACTATAATGTACCAGCACCCTAATGGGGTGTACATCAGGAGATTGGTCAAGACCACAACCATAGGCGTGATCCAACTCATGATGCCCGTGAAGGATTTGTCCACTATTGAAAAGCTACTGTCAGTGGAAAAAGGAAGGTATAGAAATTTCAACATACCCATAATAGAAACTGGCACACCATTAGAAACTTTGACACACACCAGTTTACAAACCGAGAATGTTGAAGTGGACTTAGAGTTCCTAGAAACTCTATTGACCAGGGGCATAACTGGCATAGTAAGCCGTGAAGATCAACAAATATATGGCAAAGGAGTGGCCCACTCTAAATACACGTTGAAAGATAGGACAATAGGCAACATGCACATAAATGATTCCAAAGTAATCACCCATGCGTACATAGCAACCGTCATAGCACAAAGGCGGGTGCGGCATTATCAACTCAGCAACTTGGTTTTTGGAGCCACAGGCTGGACGGGACTGGGCATAAAGTCCGCCATAGCTATCGCGAATGATGGAATAGAGTGGCTCAAGAAAAACACGCCATTTGGAGACATGCTAAGCGACGTATGGGAGAGCGCTAGTGCTAAAGGACACAACTTTGCCTCGGACATGCTTGGCAATAGCTTATGGTGTGAGATAGAAGAAGCTATAGACAACTATGCCGTTATCGAAGCAGCCATAGAAAACATGAACAGCAAACCCACGTCTCCATATCACATAACATGTGATTGCATTAAGGGAGAGGGTAGACTTTGTGTAAACTGCGACTTTGCCAAAGCCGAACCTAACAGCAGCCTTTGTGCATGCTGCCACTGTGATTGCAAACACCAAAGTGCGGCCCCTGGACACATGCATGAACACCCAATATGTGCCTGCCCTAAGAGGGTCTGCCCGCATTGTGGAAAATTAGGATGCCACCCGTGTCTAGTGTGCCCTGAAGATCAAGATCATCAATTGACTGCAATGGTTGCACAAGCTGCACAACTCACAAGTAAAATAGGGAAAACCCCAAATTGGATAGGGAAAACACAAACAATCACAAGGAAAACACCGACACAAATATTGGAAGGGAAAAGACAAGCCACCGTGATAAAGCAAGGAATAATGCAGAAAATAGACACCTTACCTACTGGACCTATAATACCAGGACTTGGTCACCAACACACCCATACATGCGCAATGTGTAAGATGAAGTACACGGAATCCCATCCCCATAAAGGCAATCATGACGAGTGGTTAGGCAACTGTCCTCACTGCGGGCATAATGCCACAAAAGCAAGCGAGCTAATAGAGGCAACTGTGGGTCGCCAATCTCAGCCCGAAGCAGTGGTGTTTGGAGAGCCAAAGAGAAAACCCAATGTGACCCAGCCAGGCGACACCGCTAAACCAACGTGGGCAAAAACCGCAAGTGCAGTGGTTGATGGGCTAGAGACTCACGAGATAGAACACGGAGACGTGCAAGGAGAGATATCAACATTGATCACAGAGTATGGATTACCTTGCATGTTTGCATTAAGGGCACAGGAATCAGAAACAGAGAGGACCTTCATCAACTATGGCATGTATAATGCAAAAATAAGGTTTGTCAAGCCGGGAACACAAGTTGTTAAATCTGCATTCAAACTACAGAATGTAGAAATGATCCCCAGCAAAGACGATGATTGTGGCTTAACCACATTATCCAAAGTGTTAGAAAGGATTACAAATAAAGAAAGCATTCAACAGCATGTGGGAAAATCCCAACTATATAGCATGCTAGACATGTGCGATACCCTTAGGCACTACAAAGCCAATGCAGTGATAAAATATGGAGAAAACGACACCATCATACATGAAGATGAAAGCACAGAAGTGTTCAGCTTCATTATGTTCGAAGAGCCAGTGACTGGCAACGTGGGGCACTGGTGCAGAGCGAATTTAGAAATAGCACATCCTGGAAGAATCCAATTCAGATTGAGTTCAGCAATACATGAAAGCGTTTATCAGAGAGCAGCTCTTAACAGTATAGGAAGAAGATATGACTTCACATTGTGCAAGTTCGAAGATAGGGTGAGAGTGGAATTCGAGGCCCTTAACAGCACCATGCATGCAAGCACCAAAGAGGAAGCCCCAGACCCTCTGGCTACAATGGACAACCTTCTCCCGGAAGATCCCAGAAACAAACTACTTGACAAATTGCAGCTAAGCCCAACTGAGTATTATAATGATGGAGGCTTCAGCCAACTCACGGTGAGAGATCAAAGTGACATACATGACGCCGTTATGGGCGATATAAAAGAATGCATAGCTACAATCCAATCCATAAGAGCCACGGTAGCGGATGAATTGCCTGACAAATTGAAAGCAACATTTCGGTTGGTGCCCTGTCCTATAACATCAAATGGGAAGGATGCAATTGTGAAAGTTGGACATTTGAAACTTAAGTCAGGTGATTATATAAAGCCAGCAAATCAGAAACAATGGTCAACACCACTGGTCAAGAATGGGAAAGTGATATACAGAATGGGAGAAGTTAAGACAAGGAGCGGAAAGATCATGATGCATGTCATGAGGCAGAGTTATGCCAGCCAGTGCTTGAAGCTCAAATCATTGCTCAAGGCAGACTTAGAAAGCTTGGAAGGAGTCAAGCTGAAAGTGGCAAAGGCTGACAGTAAAGTAGGGCCACCCGGATATGGGAAAACATATGAACTAATCAAAAAATTAGATGAGGAAAAAGACAGCTGGTACTTGTACAATACCGGTGGCTCGAAGAATGCAGCAATTAGGATCATAATGGAAGGAACCTGGGCTACAGAACCATCGGAGTTGATGAATAGAATTATGTCAGTGGAACAAGCCCGCGTGAACCACCCAAAAGGACATCTCATGTTTGACGAAGCGACCATGAACACCCTAGTGGATGTTGTGATAGCTGGGGAGAACGCAACCAGGCTGACGCTGAGAGGCGACTACACACAAGTTGGCCTGATAGATGTGAGAACGTTAGGTGGAGAAAAAGAATTAATGTCAGTGTTACAATATGCAGATAACGTGGCAGTTGAAAATACCACTAGGCGGATGGGGAAAACATTGGTTAAATTGATCAGGAAACATTTTGACAATCTCAAAGATTTGCAATCGATTGCCGAACACGACACTGAAATCACAGCCGAATTCACAAGGGTCTTGACCTACGAAGCCATCCATAAAGGCCTGACACCAAGTGCAATTGGATTAGCTCATTACACATACACCACCACTAAGATGCAAGCAATGCTAGAAACAAACGGAATGGGGAACACTTGCTCCAACACCCATTCATTCCAAGGCAATGAAAGTGAAGGGATAGTATTCATAGTGGATTACACAGGACCACACGTGGAATTATACAGTAACGTGCAATATAACCTGTCGGCCATTAGCAGAGCAAAAACCAGCTTACATATCGTTATAGTGGGGAAAGAATGCAGGTCTAAGTCGACACAAGTGGAAGAGGCTTTTGAGCTGCTGAGCAGCTCTATGGGTATGCACAAAGTCGGTGGCAGCCGACCTGAAATCACGCTCCAAGAGCTGAGGGAGCGCCTAACCACAGGCGAGTCCGGATTGGGAGCTAGAATGCTGGACAATTTGGAAGCCCGCAGCCCAATAGTGCAAAGTATTCAGAATGCAGAAATATTAAGCGAATTCTTTGGGAAACAAAACAATGACACTAGACGCGCGTATAAAGATGCCATTAAGCTGGTGAACACCGAAATTGGAGAATTAGGGCTGGAAAGCCCAACACTGGGATCAGGATTCGCTTCATCAAGTACCAGTAGCGCAACCCATGCCCCTGCCAGAGCTGAGAAAAACCTTGGCAAAGGGAAGGAATCTACCAAGGGGAAACAAACAGGAAAGATAGAAACCCAATCTGAATTGTTCCATGCAGTACAAGGGAGAGAGGTGAACCTCAGCATGTTGAGTTGGCTTTCCGAGAGAGAGATAAAAGGTGTAATGAATCATGATTTGTTGAAAACTAACCTTAGCATTCTCTCACATGGCCAATTCGTGCAAGCTCAGTGGCAGGCAGAAAATCAAAACCAATACAGCGTACGCTTTAACGCAGGAGTGGGCATATTTAGTAAAACGGTGGCCACAGTGCAATATAATGAGGATTTGAGCTATGTTTCAGTGCGCCCGACAAACAACAGTTTCGCCATAGACGACACGATGAAAGCCTTGCTTAAACTGTTCCTCACGCCAGAGAAGCCGGTGAACATCACAGAGCTGTTGCTCGGCAAATCTGCAGATATCGAGGATTTAGACCCTGAAGGGTTGGCCCAATTAAGCGTTAGTGACATAACCACTGACACAGATTCCTTAGCCACTCAACCAAGTAACACTCGATACATACTACCTGACCCAATGGGAGTGAAGCACAGCAACACCAGAACAACCCCAACACTATCTGAGCATGAATTGGGAGAAATCAAAACCATAATGAGCCGCAAAGTCCAGATGCCGACTTGGGGTAGGGTGGTGGATACAGCATACTCACTCAGCTCACTTGTTTGCTCTATAGCGGTGTTAATGACCGGATCCACCTTGCCAATAACTCCAGTATGTGTATACACTGTTGGGGAGTGGCAAGTAGATCCTGGTTGGCAAACAGAAGATTACTTGTTCACCAGCCTGGAAGGTAGACAACGTATGAATTTGTTCCAATTACATCACAGAATCTTGAGAAGGGCTGGGGAAAGAGTTATAGTGATAGTAGAAGGAAATGAATATGAAATAATTGGGTTCGGGGGCTGCACGTGCTGTGGAGGTATATTAGTGAGAGATTTAGAAACAAAAAATGGATTCATGAAAATTGACCCCGAGTACAACGTGGCACAGATCAGAAGGCTCAAAATCAACAGGAATGCACCTGACGAGGTCAAGGCCCATATGCGAATAATAGCCAAATATTTCGATGCAGAAGAGACAGCCAACTTCAAGTTCAAACAGCAAACAATACCATTGCAAAACCCATGGATATTTGCTGCCGATGTGACTGAGAGGTGCTTCAATTATCAGTTAACCGGCCTTAAAGCAGCGCTAGGCCAGGAAGTCAGCAATTCCGGATCCTGCAATCTCAGAGAAAGCAACGGGGCATACGTGCACACCAACAAACTACATCGTGAACAACTAAAATCCATGTTGCTAGATATAGGAGGGACATTGTTGGATGACAAATCTAGTCCTACGGCAGATGACAGATATCTATGTAGTAATGCAACAATAGATGGGCATGAATGTAAAGTGCTTAAAGTGGGCAACAGGATAGTGGCACATGCTGAACCAAGAGTGATCTTAACCAAGTACACAAGATCAAAGACCATCCGTGTCAATTCTGGCCAAATGTTTAGCAGGTCTAATTCGAATATATTTAGACCATTAGAGCCCAACATTGGACAGGAGAAAATTGTGACATTTGAAGAGGAAATTGAAACAACTGTGGATCTGGAAGAAGTAAACAGACCAAATTTGACAATAGTGGACAAAGCAACCTTAGTTGCCACTAGCTGCGCCATGTTGCTGTTGAGTTACCCATATAGATATGTGATCTCCAAAGATCAAACAAAAGCCGCAAAGAAGCTCATTGGCGCTGAACCTCAAATATCAGGTTTAAACTGGACATTAGACAAACATATAGAAGAAGACACACAAGTTGCCAAAGAGGGAGCCGCAAAGAAGGCAAAGATTTTGGCAGCAATAAAATTGAAATTAGGCAAACCCATAAGTTTAAACTCTACACAAAGAGAGTTGTTGGAAGATGAAGGTTATGATGCCCAAATGAAAGTGCTAATGCATTCTGAAGATTTGTTGGGTAGAGAGGCACCAACATTGAGGACTCAGATGGCAATCAGGGCGATAAGGTCCAAACATGACCAGGGAATCAGAGTGTTCACCGCTACACCACTGTCCTGTGCATTGGAAAGTCTGGAGAATGCCATAGTGGGGACAACAATAGGGTTGCAACAACAATACTCATACCAAGAGCAAATGATAACTGTGCACAAATTGAACAGGAAGATGATAGACCTAGAAGTCAAAACATGCCAATACAGTGACACCGGGCTCGTTACGAAACCAACAGATGAGCAACTCAAAGCACATAAAGTAATGCTGATAGCAATGGGGCAGTACTTCAGTCAAATGGATTTGCGGAATGAAATAGCTAGGGGAAGCGAGGTGTACATTGAAGTGCCCAACCAAAGACCAGCACTACAATCATCAGATGAAGTGTATACCACACTGGTAGAAGAAGGCAACATAACCCCATTGGCGATGCCCAACTGGATCATGGCATTGAGAGACGGAAAGCTGCACGATTTTGAAATGCAAGTGGTTTCTAAAATTCACAATGGTGTGCTATGTGAAATCAGGCTCAGCAGTGCGACCCTTTTCACCGATGCCATCCATAAATTAAGCAACACAAAAGTGGTGGTTCATGTGCCAAAACTGGAGATGATGATAAATCAAATCTTGGGGAAAAGCAACTTAATGCAATATGAAGAGTTGGAAGTACCACTCACGCTGTGGAGAAATGCCACTCTCAGAACCCTCTTGCCATACAGCTTCAAAGAAAATTTGGAGTACATCAGGATTCAATTGCATGTCTCAGTGTACACAAGACGCAACAAGCGCGCCAAATACGACATCACAACACTACAAGCGTGCAAGATAGCCGCAGCAGCCGAGTTGTACGCATTGCAAAGAGATCAAAAATACAGTGCGGGGATAGAGCTGTGGAAACAAGAGTATGGCACCACGGTAAACATGCGCACACCTATGGTCGAAAACATCCAATACCTCAAAGACATGCTCAAAGGGTGGATAGCGGAGGTGGTGAAGTTTACGCCGCTTAACCGAAATTGGACGGAATTGTTCGCACTGGGGGAACACACATTAGAACATGCTGGAATGGGAAATATAGCAATGATATTTAAATCTCTGAAGACACACTCTGCCAACTGGCAAGTGAATTGTGATACTAGTAGGAGTTTTCCAAACATCTATATAAAAGAATTAGACGAAAGACGTAGAGCAGTGAAGGGCTTGCATCAAGAACGAGAATACAGAATGACGAAATTCACAGGCCACGTAGCACCAGTCAAGCGCAAGCCCGCAAAGGGGGGAATCCTAGGTGGAGGAAGATGGTTGGTCGTATACAGCGGAACAAGAGGCGATCAAGAAGCCCTGGATGCTTGCGCTCGCATAATTACCGCATCCGGTGGCATTGTGACAACAATGGGTGACAACTCCAAGCACTATAGGAATGGGGAGTACGACATAAACGTTAAATTGACCGATGCATATCAAGCTTTACAAGATGTGCAAGCCGGGAACTGGACGAAAGCATGCAAAGATTATATGACAAATAACCTGCAAATACTTGACACGCATTTCATCTGGTTCAGTGGGGAGAAAGGTAACGTGCTAGCCTTAAACCATGAAGTGACACTATCCATTTTCAAAATTGAATACAACACTGTGGGGTTGCAAACGATACCAACTCAACCAATATGGCAAGATCCGCACATAAACATTGCTAGAGCCATAACCAGGCCACACGAAACAATAATTGTGAGAGAGTGGCCCTTTGAAGAAGGATGTGGAATCAGACAATCAACAGAATGGGAAGTGGACAATGGCAAACATCAGCCCAGACTCATCCTGGCCTTAAAAGGGTGGGAACAAAATGAAGAAGCAATAACACATGCAACAAACTTTGTGGAGGCAGCAAAGAGATACAAAATTCACATAATAGATTGCACAAGTTGGGGATTGAAAGACGGTGAAGGCGTCGAACACCAAGAGTTTGACAAGGTCAAGTTGACCACTAACGATTTCGTGTTGTGCATGTCTGGAAGGGGTACATTGATCAAAACACTGCAATGCGCCGCAATTCCATTGTGTATAGGGAACGGGATGGACAAAGCAGCAAATCGCATTAAATTGGAGTTAGCCGGCTTAACCCTAAATGCTCAACAATTGCAAAATGTGACGGATCGTGAAAATAGGCCAACAGCTTACCACACCGCTCTGACAATGGGCCCAATGATATCTAGGAGGCTATGGGCAGCGCACACAATGAGATGGATAAGCCGTCACTTAAGTCTGGACATCAATCTGCCCACGGTCGAGTTTGCCCCAACTGAGGAGCCAGGTAGCCATTACAATGTGGGCACCAGATTGGTCAGAAGAGAAGGCATGAGTTTCATAACTATGGATGGGCTAAACAAATACGACCCAGAACAGGCAGAGGGCTGGGAACCAATCGAAGACCCGTTCTTCAATTGGAAGAAAGCAGACCATGAGCATGAAAAGAACCAGGCTGAGGCACTGGAAGAACGCACCCCCGACTCAAAGGACCAAGAAAAACCAGATCAATCTGATTTGGGTGTGCAACAAAGACAACTGAAAGATACCAGCCTCGATAAGCATGAGAGCACACACGGGCATGATGGGGAATCCAAGGCACCGAATGACAATTCCTGGGCAAATTCTGGATTCAGTGGGTCCATGTTTAAGGACGCGGACCCCAAAGGCAAGCCATGCCCACAATGCAAGACCGTGGAAACCAAAACAAGACACATTTGTAGATGCAAGTGCCCAAATCCTGAATTAAAAGAAATGTGGGCCAAGCCCCACCTAACTAGTTGTAGATATCATGCAGCAAAGTTCACAGTCCCGGGTGCAAACTCGCAGTCATCAGCATTGGTTCTCAAGCCCATGGAGGCAGTGAAAGGAGGGCCCACTTCTAGGAAACCTGCGGAGAATATAGGACAACCAACTAGAGACATTTCTGGTGGATGGATGGTCAATCAGGCCACAGCGAAGGGGCCGATCAAAGTGTTGTACAACCCCACTGTTGATGCACCAACGAGGTGTGTTGCATTAACCTTAGAAAAGATGGCCGGACACAACATGAAAACGTTCAACCAATGGAGAGACCAGATATTCCATAGAAAACTACATACAATTGATGAGTTGATCTTCTATGCCCTGGTGCTAAAAATTAATTTGACGGTGCTAGATGGCCAAGGCCGTGGGACGACAATAGGAGTCAAATCAGACAAGGGATTCACAGTTCAAATCAAAATGTCAGATGAGAGTGTTAGTCATGTCTGCATAGTGAGTGTAGACACTGCACAAAGCCCATTGCCAAGACAAATGACAATGAGCTCCAAAATAGAAATGCATGACACGTTGCTTTGCATGACATACAGGGGTAAAACCAGCAATGCAGTCATGGTGGGCACAGCTATGATAGAGAAATTCGCCGCATGGATGAATGACGTAACACCGACCGGACATGAAGAAGTGGTGCTCAAGGGGCATCAGGACGCAGAGTTGAAAGCTGCAAAAGAATTCTTCTCTGGATTGCGAGCGGAGATTGGAATCAGACTGCAGTTCAAGGGTTTGTACAGCTTAAGTGACAGAACTTTGCGCAGCCCAACCTGCAATGGTGAGCTTGTTATCAGACCAAATGGATACAGCTCAACAGAAAGACTCACAGCCACTGCAGGAAGATTGTATGGGGTGCTGACTGCAAAGGGTGACATCGAATTGGCAGTGGCAGTAGATAGCATCAACCCCACAGGAGTCTCCTTGATAACCGGATCTAGAGGAACGTATGGCTTGATGGGGATAGACCTTCACATGCAATTGTTTGAGCTGCCACATCATCGCAAATTGCAAGTGCAAGAAGCAGAAAAAACCTGGATAAACCATTCAAGCATGAGGGGGTTCTGCTCTGCAAATGCCATAGACAACACCTTACCTATCAGGTCTCCATTTGGAAAGACTTTGTTGATAATGGACTTCAACCTTAGAACACATCACCACAATGTGGAGCATGAATTCCTTGCCAACTTTGATACTGACAACATGATATTCTTTGATCACACGGGAGAGCAGCTTGACAAAGACAGGAATGCCACGTTGGCGCAACATTTCAAGGAGGAAGTGGCCTTGGTAGCCGCCATAAAGCCAACCAATAGCATACATATAAACTTCCAACGCGGGCGCCTAACATTGCAGAGAACAGAATTAGACCCAATGAAAGCCGGAGACATTAGAACCATTGAGCCGGTATTGACTAATGAAGCCATAAATAGAACCAAGTTGCGAAACATGGGCCTAGAAGATCTGTCTCAATTGTTGAAATGTGAGCCAAATAGGATCTAAAGTGAGGAGAGGAAAATTTGGGCAGATTCAAAGTGACAATTTACCCGCCAGATTTGGAAACCAACCAATAGATCAGGGATTGACAATGTGGAATCTTAGCCTATCAAAATTGATACAACTAATTATATTCATGTACATCAGAGCCGAGTGGACCGAGCCTGGACACACGACGATCGAGTTCGAGGCCAGCATTGGCGGTCAAATGAAGAAAGTGAAAACCAGATCAGATCTAGATTATGTGACGAAGTCAGATGCGGACAGGGATCTCATCAGTGCTTTAAAAATCATCGTTGACAGCATCAAGCGAAATATCAATGCTGCCACAAACCTAGCCATGAAGACCCCGACAACCCAAGGGAAAACCAAGTGCTTGGTGCGCAAAGACAACGCTGCCGAGTTCACCATAGACGGGATGCGTACTATAGAGGCCATGCCAACACTAGATAATATAGTCAGCCCCAAATTTGAATGGGTGGAAGGGGTGGTAAACACTTATGAAGTGACGTTGATTCGCAATGAATTTATGGACGAGCTGGGACTAGGCATAGATAATGACATGATGCACTTGTCCGGCACTCACACTTATATCCGTATAAGCCCTCTTCGCTTGGGAGGCAGGCACACATCGGAGAGATTGACCTCTCAATTGACCCACGAAGAAAGACCCCTTGATCAGAAGGACTTCGAGAGTTTTGGATACACGCAACACAATCCTACAGAAACAACTCATGCAGACCAATTATTTCACAGAGAAACGAAAGAACAAGACGGGGTCAAATATGGAGGGTTTGGCGCCACACAAGGAATAAGCTTGAAACCTAAAATGGGTTACGCCATCATGGGTGGACCTGGTTCCGGAAAGACCATAATGGCCTCAAAATACCCAACCAAGTTGTATGACTGGGATTCACAAATATTGAGCACCGGCAAAGGAGTGATAATGTGCAATGAATTAAAATTATCCTACCCACCCAACATAATGGAGCCAAATACTATAGACAAGATCTCAACATGGCTTCGGTCCAATCCAGACGTCATCCGAATGAAACGGGACCATATATTACTGGTGCACAATGAGAGATGGGCATTAGGCCTCAATCTGACAGTGATAGGGCAAATAGACAAGACCTGGTGGGACGATGACGTTAGCCACAAGGTTATAAATGATTTGTGGGTGAGATACTTCCCACACCAAACACTTAGTCAAGCTGGAAAAGATTTCAAGACCAAATTCCCACTGCTTAACAATTTAGACAGCTTCCCAACCTGGGACATAAGTGAACACTTTGAAGTAGAAAGGAATTTGCAAGGCGCAACAATCATGGAAAAGCACTTCCTTGCCACCATTGACACTGAACCATGGATAGCAAAATTGCATGACGGTATGGTTGCTGATGACGTGCCGCATGATATCATAGATTGTTGGGAAGACACAGATTTCAGAGATGACAACACAAAGAATGCCCCAACAAGTAATGTGAAATTGCAATCTGGGGAGACAGCTATAGCACCAGGAACTGTGTACAAAGTAAAAATGACCAAATGGCCCATGCAATCACGCCCAGTCCTAACCAAAGCCGTAAATAGGGAATTCAACAGTGTCACCAAAGTGTTAGGAAGCCAAATCACGCTGAGGACAGTCAACCTGAGCACCACACATGAAATACGTCGAATCAAAGCAGCATACTTTCATTCCAATGCTGAAGCAATGATCAAGAAATTCCAGGAGAACCCGATCAACTTGGACGCCCATGCAACCATAGAGTGGCTCGAGAAGCGGCCACACGCTTTAGACACAGCCAAAGAATTGAGTGACATTTTGGAAAAGGGATTCCAGTCCAACAGGTTGAACCAAGTCAAAGTGCATACAAAATTGGAGTCACTGTTGAAAGCTGACCCTTGGCCCATGTTGAACCAAGACCCGGCCAGAATCATCGTTTGGCAATCATATGGAATATGCGCCATTTTCGCTGCCGTATTTCTGGAAGCTAAAAATCGCCTCAAAACTCTTTTGAGGACAGAAATTCATTACGCTGATGGTTATCGACCAGATGAATTGTGCAAGCTGGCCAGAACCATTCCTGGACCCAGTTGTTTTTTTGAAGATGATTTGGCCAAGCAGGACCGACAAACAGACCAACAAATCTTGGACGTAGAGTTCGGGATGTATGCTCTACTGGGAGTCAACCCATTGTTGCTAAGCATGTGGCGCAGCGTTCACAGGCATTGGAGGTTAAAAGGGGTGTTCATAAAAGGTGTGTTAGACGGGATGCGCATGACTGGCCAGGCCACCACAGCTTTAGGCAATGTAATCGTTAACATGTTGGTGCATGCAGATTGGGTAATCGCAAATTATGCAATAATATTGTTAATGGTGCTATTGTGGGATGACAACTCAGCCATAATCAAATCTGAGCCATCTAAACCATCCCGGAAAACCATAGCACAAAAATACAACATGCAAAGCAGTGCAACAGTTCTGAGAAATCACAGCACATTTCTACGCATGATAATCTATCCAAACAGTTATGGCACACATGACGTGGGGCCAGATTATATACGACTACGAAACAGGTTTGAGGTCACAAATGGTGCCGCCAGCATTACGCCAGAAGGCATAGAAGCCAGATGCATGAGTTATGCCATGTGGTTGGGAAATACACCTGAGATTGAACAAATTAAAAATGATAGAGAATGGCCGATAGAACCCACACATTGGTATGACAGAAGTAAGCTGATAGATGCACTAGCCAATAAATATCAAAAACCAAGAGAATGGGTCATAAACGAATACAACATTTTGGTCGGGTATATCAAAGATCCCAAGCCTGAATTGACAGAAATCAAAATCCTAGTCAATCAAGGCAGAAAGGGTTAAAAGTGTTGTGTGG